ATTTCCATTCTGATTGGAACGTGGGGTCCATCCAGTTCGGCTGTCTTTGAAATGAGGCGTTCAATGTCAGCGCCGTTTTTGCGTATCCGTTGTATGTCGATGATGTAGAAGACGCCTTTGTCGAAAGCGCCCAATGCCCCCACGGTAAAGTCGGGGTCGGGGTTTATGTGTGAGGGTTCCGTAGCGGCAAGATCCCAAAAGCGACACCATTCTGGATTGGTAAAATCGGGAAGATCCGTTGGTTCCACGACTATGAATGATTCTCTGTTGAACAGGGAACCTGTAGTCACGGCCCACCAGTCGCCGTTTTCTAGACGCTGTCGTTCGATGGGATCTATTTCTTGAAGTGCTCGCCGGTAAGAGACGGGATCTATGCCGGGATTGTCATCTAGGAAACTAGGAACAAAAACCCGATCAGGGGATTCGTCTGCTTCCGTAATGAATCTTTGCCGAACCCAGTTGGGTGCAGGGTTGGAGGCACACCTCATCCGCAGAGGAACTTCTGAGAGTGGTCCTTGGTTGGGTTTACGCAAACGAGAGAAAAGGTAACGGTAATCAAACTCTCTAATTTCGGTCACCTCGTCCATTCCGATAAATTGGAATTCGGACGATTTGTATCGAAGGTAGTCGTTCTGGTTGTTAAGGTACCCAAATGTGATTCGTGCCCCGGATGGAAAGGTAGCCACATACGTCGATCCGTTCCATCTGACGCTGTCGTGTTCTTTGACCCACGAAAGAAATCTATCCATGAGGGCACCGGGAAGGTTCAGGTCGGCATACGTCCTACGAAAAAGAATTGCAGAGTAATTTGGAACATCGACATACTGGAGAGCGGCCATGAGAAGCGCAGAAGATTTCCCGCCACCGGCTGCTCCGCCGAAAAGTGCTTCAAGATGCGATGATCTTAAAAAGGCTTTTTGAGTTAATGATGGTTCTTCCGGACAAAACTGGGGTGGTTTTGGCTGGAGGAAGTCATATATGTCTGTCCAATCTGCCATTGTGGGTTACACTTTCGGTAGCCGTATACTTAATCTTATAATGGGGAGTAACTGTTGTGGAGTTTAAAACCCTTTTCTCCCGATCTTACATTGCTCATGTCTGCATGGTGTCTGCTGTAATACTATTAGGAATAGGTTTCGCACAATTTCACATCGGCTGGGGTCTTGTTTCTTGGGGCGCTGGATTGGGTGCATACGGCTATCTGTTAGGTGCTGAATAAATATGGCATGGAATATGAGCAACAAGGCAATCGGCAGGGATGGAGAGAAAGCGATATCTATTGGTGCGCCAGTAGCATACAACGCTGGAATGGCCGGGAAGCCATACACCGATGGTTGGGATATTGAGCGCGCTTATCGTGAGGGGGTTCAAAAGGTCACTTGGGTGTATAGGGCGATTGATGCGATCTCAAGCAATCAGGCTCGCCTCCCCATTACGTTCCTTGAAGATAACTCTCCGTATGGGGAGCAGGTGGAGCGAAGTAAAATAAACACAGAATTATCGAATCTTTTGAATCAGCGGTCTAACGATGGCGAAAGTTCTTTTGCTTTCCGTTACCGGGTGTCGTCGCAATTGTTGATGAGTACCCGTGGAGTGTTTATTGAAATCGTTCGTGGCCGAGGCGGCTCTCCTGTTGCTTTACATTTATTGCCGCCTCAAAGTACTGCTCCTATACCAGATCCGAAAAAGTTTGTTTCTGCTTTTGAAGTGGATTTGCCGGGCGGTAAGAAGCAGCGGCTAAACCCCAAGAATGTAATTTGGATTCGTCGTCCTCATCCTCTTGATCCGTATTTGTCAATGACTCCTATGGAATCTGCTGGTGTGGCGATTGAGACGGACCAGTTGGCAAAACTTTATAATCGAAACTTTTTGCTGAACGATGGTCGTCCGGGTGGTCTTTTAGTTTTGAGGGGACAAATAGATGAAGATGACAAAGCGGAACTCGCGGCGAGGTTTAGAGGAAATCTTGCTAGGACTGGCGGAATCGGTGTTATTTCATCCGACGATGGAGCAGATTTCGTTGACACGGCAGCAAGTCCTAGAGACGCGGCGTGGGACACACTCCGACAGATCACAAAAGAAGAAATTCTTGCCTCGTTCGGAGTACCTGAATCCGTAATCGGAAATGCTTCTGGTAGAACGTTTGCGAATGCGGCGGAAGAGGGCCGTGTGTTTTGGTCGGAGACAATGGACCCTCATCTAGAGTTGCTTTCAAGAGGACTTGACATATTGGATGATAACTATTATGTGACATTCGATACGTCCAGTGTGCCGGTTTTGGAAATGGGCAAGCAGGAACGTGACAGGTATTACTTGACTGAAGTTCAGCAGGGGCTGATAACGCCTAATGAGTATCGTGTCAAAACAGGCAAACAAAAGGTAGATGCCTACTTGGCTGACTCCATGTTGGCTAGTCCGAACTTGGCACCAATTGGCAATACAGAAGAACCAATGCCGAAGGAAGAGGTTATGCCTGCTCCTCCGGCGGCTCCCGGCATGGAAGCGCCGTTGCCTCCTGAGGGTGCTTTGCCGGAAGGTGTGCCAGAAGTACCTGAAGCGAATCCAGTTCAAGAACCGGAACTTGCGGATGGCGCATTTCCCAAGGGTGATTCGCCAGAAGGTATTGAAGTAAAACGATTTGATTTAGAAGACACTTGGGAAACGAAAGCCGCACAGGATGTTGACCGATGGGAAGCAATCTTTGGTCGGGCATTAGAGAGGTATTTCCAACGTCAGGAACGAGTAATTATAGAAAAGGTGAGTGGGGCTAAAGCGAAACGTTTACTGAGCGGGGGCGAACTCAAAGTTGAAAATATCTTCGATACGGATATTTGGAATAAGCAAATAGAAGAGGATCTTGCTCCCGTGATAGAGGGGGCCATGTTGGAGGCAGCGTCTACGGCGTTGAAGGCATCTGACGAAAAGATTGAAACTTCTGAGGAAGAGATTCAGGAATATGTGGCTTCTCAGGTAAAACGCGCTCAGAGTGTTAATGCGACCACAAGGAAAGAACTTGCGGCAGCGATTCTTTTGTCGGGGTTGTTGGTGGGCGATAATGAAACCGCAGCACCTATTTCAGCGAAAATGGCGATGTTGAGTACGAGTGTTGCTGCTGTCTTTGCTGTTTTGCTTACGAAAAGATTGATTACGACTGCTGAGGTGGAGAGCAATGCTGCTTATAATGCTGGGTTGTTTTTCGGTGGGAAGCGTGCTGGAGCCACAAATAAGACTTGGATCACCCGAAAAGATATCAAAGTAAGGACAGGTCACGCCGTTATTGAGAATAAAACGGTGGATATCAAAGAGAGTTTTAAAACGGGAGTAACTTTGAGGTTTCCCGGCGACCCGTTGGCTCCTCCGGAACTTGTTATTAACTGTCGCTGTTTGATCAGATTCGGGGAATAAGAACTTTACTAAAACTACTTTTAGTAAAGTCTTCCATGCTGGTGTAGGAAACGGTTGTATTATCTCCCATAGTTCTCTATGCGAGGTACAAACATGCCAGCACTCACGTTTCCAGACGAAACCGAAATAAGCGATATCCAGTTTAAGGCTCGTGCTGGTCAGGTCACTATTGACAAGGCACAGGGCATTGTTGAATGTTTTGTTGCTGCTATCGGGAATAAAGATTCCGTAGGTGACATAATTGTTCCCGGTGCTTTCGATGGTTCATTAAAGCGTCGTAAGCCTCGTGTTGTTTGGGGACACAATTGGAATGAGCCGATTGGCAAAGTCTTAGACATTGTTGAAGTGGCACCTCGTGATCCACGTCTTCCGGAAAAGATGAAAAAAGCAGGCGTGGGCGGGTTGTACGCACGGGTTCAGTTCAATATGAACTCTCAGCGAGGAAAAGAAGCCTTTGCTAATGTTGCATTCTTTGGTGAAGAACAAGAATGGAGCATTGGTTACAAAACAATCGATGCAGATTATGACGCACAGCATCAGGCAAATGTTTTGAAAGAAGTAGAACTGTATGAAGTTTCTCCAGTTCTACACGGAGCCAATCAACTGACGGGAACATTGTCAGTTAAAGAAAGTGCTGAATGCGGTAAAGACGGTGAACTGTGTGCGGTGAAAGATTTTACAGAGCCAATTGAGACAAAAGCGGCTTTAGAAACAGTAGAGGAAGTTACTCAGTTGAAGCAGATGCTTGAAAAGGCGATTAATACTGCTTTCGATCAGGAGTCCACTCTGTGGGATTTTGATGACGTTAAGGCTGTTGTAACAAAAAACGATGAAGCATGGGTTATCTCATACACATTCAATAAGGATGAAAATGAGTTCATGTTTTCCACGCCCAAGTCTGCTGTCTTGGAAACGTTTGTTCGGGTTCTAGACGAGGAGACCAAAGGGGCGGGCTGCGGTTGTGGTCCGGCTCCTTCGACCGGCTGCGAGTGTGGCGAAGTAAAGGACGAAAAGGGTGCTGGGAAGATTTCTTCTCAAAGCCTGCAAAAAATTTCTAGAGTTATAGAAATTCTTCAGAGCATTGTTTCTGAAGTTCAGCCCTCCGAAGGTCCGTTGGAGCGTAAAGAGCCAGAGGAAAAGGTTCTGATGGCCGGGACATATGACACATATTCTGAAAGTCTTCCCTTGGAATGTAAAACGGAAGATGAAATTGCCGATGTGGTAGAAGCATTGGTTGGGGAGGGAGTTGCAGTTAAATTCCCAACCCCCGAAGCATTCGCTTCTGGTGTGAAGACTGTTGAAGTCTTAATGCCAGAAGATGAGGAAACTAAAGTAAGCGTTGCCCACGCAATGGGTAAGGCTTTGTCAAACATTGAATGGTTAACTACCGAGCCTTCCCAACAGGAGTCAAAAAATGGCTGAAGAAAACAACACCGATGAAGTTGAGACTGAAGAAAAAAGTCTTGAGGATCAACTTGCTGCCTTGGAAGAGGTAGCGGCCTCTCTAGGGGAGGACACAGAAATCAAGTCAGATCATTCTGCTGAAGAGTGTGAAGATGATGACTGTGAAGAGCATGGCACTAAGGATGCATCCGACGAGGATGCTTCCGCCGAGGATGCGGAAACCAAGGATGATGCCCCCGCTGAAGATGCACCAGAAGAGAACATGGAAGAAAAGGTTGCAGCAGCGGTTGAAGAAGTCCTTGCCGAAGGTGAAGAGGTCGATGAAAAAGCAGCGACTCTTACTGGGTTCCCTCACGACCGTGTGGTTCTTGACGATGATGATCAAGAAGACGACTCCGAAGATCTTCTGAAGCCTCCGGGTGGGGTAGAGAACGCTAAAGAGGGTGTCCCAAAGAAAAGGGTCATCGTCGTAGAGATGGACCCAGAACAGATCACCGAAGACATGAAGGCTTACGTCGTTGAAGTAGACGACGACAAAGCCTCTATCGACTTGGTCCCCGAAGAAGAAGAAGTTCCCGTTCGACCAGTTCTGGATGTACCCAGACCTCCGGTTTTGGAAGAGGAAGATGCTGAAGAAATGACGCATCCCGCCCGTCCGAATATGGGATCAGATGTTCCGACCTTAACTATGCCTGTTCCAGTTGCGGAAGAGGAAGAGGAAGACGACAAAGGCTGGGGCAAAAAACCCGGCAAGAACCGTCTTGCCCGCCTCATGGCATTGGCTAATGGCGACGATCCGGATGAAGAGGAAAAGGAAGCAGTTCCTGCTCCTAACTTACCCACGGCGATATTGATTGGTAAAGAAGATTCAGAACCAATGAGTGTCAACGATCATCTTGATCAGGAGGCTCTCGCAAATCGTCTTGAGCGTCTTGGTACAGATACCAAATCACTGGGTGGCGATGGCTACCTATGTGCCATCGAACGCACTGTTCGTGGAGGAGACGTTTGCAACTTCTGCCGTGGCGGATGTGCCAGCGAAAAGGGTCTTCCCGGCTTGTTGGAAATTGAAGTTATGGCTGAAACAGAATTCAAGGGCGAAGTCGTTGATTCTGGTTACGCCCCCAAGGATGACATCTTCGTTTTGGATCTCAAAACTGCTGATGGTTTTATTGAGACTTACTACGCTGGCAACGGTTCCTCTCTTGGATGGATCGCCCTAGATGGTGAAGTCGAAGAAAAGACTGCTGAAGCAGAAGGAACGGCAATCGTTTCCTTTGAGGAAGCAGAGATGGTTGCTCTTAAGAACGTGAAGGGTAAGTCGCTTGGCGTAGATGTTGACATCTTCCAAGGTGAAGATGCTTACGTTGTTGAGATCGACGGCATCGACGGGAAGTCATATGACGCCTATGTGGGCGTGGACGGCCAGTTCCTTGGGTCAGACATGATTGAGTTGACCGATGAAGAAGCCGCAGAGATCAAAGAACTTCAGTCAGAAAAAGACGTTATTGAGGCAGAAATCGGCCTTAAGCGTCTTTACCCGGCATCTCGTACAGAACAACTCATCGAAGATGGGTTTGCGATGTCGGACGGTCGGTTCCCGATTGTCACGAGGTCGGATCTGACCACGGTGATTGTTGCTGCGGGCAGTTCTAAGTCGCTTGACATCAGGGGTCACATTACAAAACGAGCAGAAGAACTTGAGGCTACTGATCTCATTCCAGAAGGATGGTCCGAAGAAAAGACCGCTGAAGAAGCAGAGTTTGTGGCTTCGCTGATGGAAATGCAGATGATGGAAGTCGAAGAAGATTTGGACACGGAGTAATAGCGTGTCTGATTTTGAAGAAGTAAAGGCTGTCGTCAGGCTTAATCCTGATGGGTCGATGACCCGTGTTGAGAGAACTCCTCCGCGCCCTGATGGCGAAGGGAGTCTTTCTAAAGACCCGATGACTTTGCTTCTTATGGCTTACCGGATCATGGTAAATAGTCCGGAATGTAAATCTTTATTGGAACCTTTGATGGATCTTATAAAACAAAAAGAGCGGATCATGACACAACGCAATAATCCCACGGAAGGTTATTAAGACGATGGACAAGAAAAGTTATTTCGATCCCAACAAGGGACGGATCGTGCATGTCGGAGAAGAGGAGCCAGAGGCTCCTGTTCCTGCTCCTGAAGCGGAGGCAACGGGCGAGCGAGCGCGGACAACTAAGGGGCATTTTGTCAAAGATGATGAAAGCACTCCTGATGTGAATGAAGCGTATAGAGATGGCAAGACCCCCAAGAAAAAGGGCACCAATAAGAAAAACGCAAAAAACTAATCACCCCTAGGGAGTGTGATGGATGATATGAAACTTGAGGTGAAGGCACCTCAAGATGCAATTGACTTACTCCCGCAGGAGAGGATTACTGGCGACATTCTTCGTGGCCGGGGGCCGCGACGCGGGAACTTAGAGCAACTTCTTAAGTACTGGCGTCCCATTATGCGGAAGCCGGGGGGTTTTCGTCGTTGCATAGTCATCCTTGCTGATCATCCAGAGTTGTACCCGCTGCAACCTTTGTGTGCGTGGCTCCATCATGAGACCACTGGTTTATGGCCGAATGAGGGGAATCATCATGAGGGGGGCAAACTTGGTCCTGTTCTTCGTGCTTCCCGTCGCGCTGTTCCCGGCAAGCGCAAAAGGCGTCGGAAAAAGAGTGACGATGGTGCTTTGGAAGTTTCCACTTGGAGGCTTTATAGGCGCATAGGTGGAATGTCCACCCGGCGAATTAATGGTGATCAGAACGCAGTTGAGTACAAGGCTGCTCGTATTGCTCAAGGGTTCAAGTCTGTTCCTATTCCCGGTTCTTTTGAATGGGATGAGGACTATCCGAAAAATGTTGAAGTCGAAACTGTTGCAGATCTTCTGGGAACCAAAGTCGGATTAGTTTCTACTCATGGTCGGATGGGGCGAAGCCTTCAGGGTCTTGCTTCGTTCTTTATTCCCGGCGATATGGGCAAGTATCGAAATCCGGGTAGATCTGCTGTTTATGGTGCGTTAACTCCGGGCGGTGGCGGTATCGGTGGCGGTATCGGTGGCGGAGGGGCAGGTCGTCCTTCTATCGGGGGCCGTGCCATGCGTTGCCCTCAGGGTTATCTGAATGGTGGCCGGTTCACAGATCCAGAATTAAGCAATTGTGGAAGCGTTGTTTATGACGCTCCGGCTAAAGGGCCGGGAGCGGTAACGGCTGCTGATCGTGGAAAGATCACCCGTCGTTTTCAAGGCTCAAAACCAGAAGATCTTGAAGATGTTGCAAGAGATGTAATAGTCAAAAAACCAAAAGGTGACCCTTTTGCCGTTGTTCGTGAAGCGGCAATGAAACCACATTCAAGACCAAATACGAAGCGTCGTGAATCATCCGTTTCGGATGTAGTTGGTTTTGCTTCTAAGAACAGAAACACGACACGCATAGTCCGAAGGGACGGTGTCGTTTATGAGCCTCGTGTAGATGCGAATCAATTGGTCAGGATGAAAGACCATGACAATCTAAAAGATGCCGTTTATGTCACTTCTAAAATTGGAAAGAAAAGTATTGCCGGTGAAGAATTACGTCTTCTTACTAAGGGTGCTAAAGCGGTTCAATATGTTTTCCCAGAGGGATCTGTCAGAGTCACTCGTAAAGGGAACATAGGTTCTGGGACTGCTGCAAAGATTCGTACACGCTGGGCAGCACTCAGTAGAGATCCAGACATCAAAATCAATCCAATGGCTGGTGTTGAAAAATTGGTAAAAGAGTTCCCAACGAATCTTTCGATAGAGCCGAAGTTCAAAAATATCAGCAACGCTAATGAGCGTGTGGTCGTGTATTCACCGACCGGTGAACGCAGGATCGTTCCACGGTGGGTGTTTTCGTTGTATTTGTCTGAAAAGGCACCAAGGCGTCCTACCGGAAGGAAGCCTTTCTCTACTGTTCGTTTAGAAAATGAAGAAAAGGTTGTTGCTAACGAACGTCCCGATAGGGGTGAGTACGCCGCTTTGTTGGTTGAGTACAAGTCGCTGGCTTTCAGAGAGACGCCTATTCGCAAAAAGAGTGTTTCTGATATTCGGATTAGTGAAACTTTTGGTTTAAGCAAGGATTCACTTATTGATGTAAAAGCGGCACGGTTTGTTATTGCAGCCGATTCTGAGGAAATGGCAGTAAAAATTTTCCGACGGGCATTAACTCCCGGTGGCCGTAGGCGTGGTGGTCGGATCGGAGGTCTTGCCCGTAGGGCACCAAAGATTGCTCCTTACAACCCGGACGCACGCGATGGAGACAACGATGGTTTAAGGCAGGAAGGAACTATTTGGGAACGGCCCGCTGGAACAGTGTTCCAGAACGTGGCTAGAGGTGCCCGAAGAATGAGTAGGGGGATGAGCATTGTCGATGGGGGCGGCAAGCGTGTTGATTACAAACCCGGAGATGGGCAACGTTCGCCTCTCCGTCGTATAGATGGTTCTCGTGCCGGTCGTGGTCGTGTAGACCGCGCTATTGGTGCAGGTCGCATACTGCAACGGGATCGTGACGAGGACGCTAGGGTCGATTTTACTGCGGCTGATAACCGTCGTGATTTGCGTCGTGCAAGGTTGCAGCGTGCGATTGGAAGGGTTCAAGCAAGTCCTGATCGTCGCGAACGCAGAGCGGATCGTTTGGATGCGCGAGCGGATCGGAATGAAGAGCGAGGTCGGGCTGATGTTGACCGCGCAGAAGTGTTGCGTCAGTTCAGGATCGAACGGGATGCTTTAGATGCACGCCATCGTGAAGAGCGCGAGGAACTAGATGGGAGAAATCCCCGGCGGGAGAGAAGGCAAGAGCGTCGCGGAGAAGTCGCTGAACGTATAGACAACGCTGTCGGTCGTGGCCGTCAGGAGCGGCGTGACAGGGACGAGAACCCTAGGGCTGACTCCGGGGACACCCGCCGTGAGCAAAGGCGTGAGGGGCGTGCAGATCGCTTAGACGAAAGAATTGGTTACGGGCGGCAAGAACGTCGCGACAGGGATGAAGATGCTAGGGCTGACTTTGGTGATACCCGACGCAGGGATCGAAGGGCTGCTAGGCGGCAACGGAACGAGGACAGACGGAATCGCTTAGACGAAAGAATTGGTCACGGGCGGCAAGAACGTCGCGACCGAGACGAGGATGCTAGAGCCAAGTTTGGTGACACTGCTCGCAGGCAGGGAGAACGCGAAGAACGCCGCGGGCGGCATGTCGAAGTATCTGAAAAGAAGAAAGAAAGGTTTGCTGAGAAAGGTAAGCCAAATGTTATTCAGCAGGAAAAAAACAAGATCAAAGCAGAAAGAGACAAGCCTCTAGCAGAGGAAATAAGCGAAGAGATTAATGCCAGTCTGGGTGTCAATCCGGATGGCGTCGAACAGATGTCTGATGTGATGAAGCGGGAGTATCCCGACAGGCCAGAGGCGCGGTCTGACCGCATGATCCTTGAGGAGATGGCGGCGATTAATGCTGCTCATCCCGATATTTTGGATCGTCCATTTTTGCCGGGTATGCGACATGACGAGTTGGAAGCCGAACAGAAGCGTCGGCGGTTGGCTCGCCCTGACCCGCAGGCCGTTGGTGACATGCCTGTCGCTGACCGTGATGGTAACCGTCTGTCACTAGAGGAAATTCGGGAAATAGGCAACCAGCGTATGCACGGTGACCCACGTCATGTCGCCGCAGCGGAAGACTTGGTGGCTCGTGAAGTGTGGAATGACGCCATGTTGGATGAGGCAAGGTTGCTTGAAAACCACATGCCTCCGCCGGACCCGCAAGAGAATTCTGACAATTCCGGTATTTACCGCCGCCTGCGTGGCAGGGTGTTCGCAGAGCGCCAAATACGACGAGATGGTGGAGATGGTCAACCCCGGCAGGATGCGGGTGCAGCGAGGCATCAGCACGCTGCGCTTCGCGCTCGTGGTGCTCATGACACAGTTTTAGCGGAGTTAGGTGAAGAGCGTTGGAAGAAAGTTGTAGCGAATTATAGGGACCGCTATGAAGCCGGTGACGCTGCCGATCTTTCTTTCATATCTGTGATAGATGTTGTTTTCCCGTATGACGCAAGAGAAGGTCAAGTAGGGGTCGCAAATGTTGGGGGAGTGGCCGAACTGGGCAACCCTGATATCTGGGGTTCGAACCCGGCGTCGGCTTTAAGGTATCGCGCTCCAGACGGGGAACGTATGCCGCGTAGTCGCTTTGAGGCGTTGTCCGCAATACAGGACAGGCTGGATGCAGGGGCAGTAGAAAACCCAGAAATATTGGCGGCTCGTTTAGAAATAGTGCAAACCTCTTTAAGGGAGGCGCAAGACCGACTCAGCCGAGAAAGAATCCAAGAGTTCGATGCTGCCCGTAGGCAACATCTCGATTTAAATCTTAACGATTCGGATGCTTGGGATAACGCCGCAGAAGCGGGTTTGCTGCAAGCCTTAAATGTCAGGGCAAAGAATCAAATTGATGGCGATATTGGTTTGGTTGACTTGCTTTTGGCAACGATGCATCAAGATCAGCGGGATCACGCTCTCATGTACCCCCAACCGGATGTACCTGAACCGGATTTGTCCCCTGAGGGGTTGGCTGCTTTAGAGGCTTTGAAGCAGGAACGGTTTGAGGTTCGGGCGTTGCGACCACGGTTGGGCTTCGTTGAAGCCGAATATCGACGTAGGGGCACTCCACCAAATTTGGATATGGCAGCGCGTGGTTTCAATGCTGAATTTGAAGAACGATTAGCAGCGGGAAACCCAACTACAGCCGATAAAAATCGGGTTAAAGAGTTGGTGCGAGATGCTTTAAGTCTTGGTCCTGACAGGTCTTTCGTGGGGAGAGATGGAAAGAGTGAGTTCAGAATCGTAAACAGAGACGGTGGAATGCCTACGTTGAATCTGGAACACAATGCTGGCGCGAATATAATAGGGGTAAAACTGAAGAAAGGTAATGAGGTTGCGTCGGGTGCTCATATTCAGTATCGCAAACGGGATGCTGATGGAAACTGGGGTGAATGGCTTTACGACAATAAGGGCTATACATCACGACAGGTATTTGTTAGTTACGTTGATGGCAACTGGAAAGTCTCTCAAAGTAATAGTTATTTGTTTGTAGATCCGGGTAGCGCGGGTGTCAAGAGTTCTGGTTTTGCAGGGTTCTATAACAACAATGCTTACATGCATTATCAGGCGCTGGGTGGAAAATTGAATGTCGGGGTTACTGCCGTTGCTGACGGACAGGTGATGTGGGGAAGGCAAGGGTTTGAGTCTCCAGAGGCCGTCAGTAAAATGGTTAGGAATTTGATTCCTGAGTTGGCGGCTTTCCGGGTGGATGGTCCAAGCGATGAGAACATTATTATTGATGCTTTGATGGCAGATGAAATAGGAGAATTGCTTCGACGGGATGCCGCTGGCGAACGAGTTACTTTGATGATGGCACATTCAATATTTGATCGGGATGGGTCTCACCCTTGGAACAAGATGAAACCGCATGGTGCAGGTGAAGCCGATAAATCGGAAGGTATTTCACAAAACAAATATGGAGCATGGTGGTTGTCAAATGCTCCGCTCTCCAGCGGTAATCTGGATAATGGCGGCGAATTTGGTGACGAATTGGATCGTCTGATCAGACGAGTTTTGGGTGATCGAACAGAGGATTTTGATCCGGGGGCCATTGATGCTGATGGTGATGGAGTCTTGCAGGATGGCACCCCATTCGAGCGTCCAGCGATAAGAACATCTGAAGAAGTTGGGTAATTGATATGACCAAAATAGGTACAGAAGATCTCGCAAAAATGCAAGGCTTTATTGAAGCCCGCAACAACCCGACGCGCAGGAACATCGTGGAATTGGTATCACAATATGTGCTGGCCGACCTACCTGAAGGTGAAGAGAAATCAGAGTCGTTAGTTATGTCTCGCTATCACCTGTCCACGGATCGGGGAAAAGAAGATTTGCGGGATTTGTATTTGGATGCTCTCGCTTGGTTGGAAGAGGTTGACTCTGGAATGGTTGATGAAGAAGTGATTCCTAATGAATAGAAATCATTCTCTTTTTAACGAAAGGTCTTTTAAGGCTCGTGTCTTTGAATTAAGCCTTCACCCTGTTGAGTTCAAGGCTCGCGGGTTAGGTGCTATTCGGCGTACTCCGAAACCCGCTCCATACAATCCGGATGCCCGTGATGGAGACAATGACGGCTTGCGTCAAGAGGGAACTATTTGGGAACGTCCTGCCGGAACCGTATTTTTGGACATCATCAAAGGCGCTCGCAGACTGACTAGAGATATGCACATTGTTGACAGTGGCGGTAAGCGCGTCGATTACAAGCCCGGTGACGATCCACGTTCGCCTCTAAGAGGTGGTGGAGGTGAACGCCGAATCAGGGGACGAGGTGAGCGTCGTTTAGCGAGGGGAAATCGGCAGCGTGCCCGTGCCGGTAGGCAGCGTGCCCGTGCAGAAGAACAGCGTCCAGAGATTGAGGCTTTAGATGAGCAGATTGGAAAACTTGAGGCTGCTATTGGGGGAGACAGTAAGGAACGGCTGTTAGCGGCAGAGGGTGATTCAGATGCTCGTGTAAAAATAAGTAGTTTCATGGAAGGTTTTATTGAAGGCTTTACTGGCGTTAAGCAGAACTGGCGTCAGAACCGGGAAGATCGAACTGAGAAAGAGCGAGGTGTTCTTGAGGGAGCGATTCGCATGGAAGGCGAGCGTCGTCAGATGGGTGACGCTGCTGGTAATGATGCGCTGATTGAGCGTGAAATGGAGTTTGACGATCAGATTCTTCCTGAGGGTATTGATCGTGATGAGCATCGTCGTTTGTTAGATGAAGATCCTGAATATCGGCGTGATTGGAATGATCGTCTTGCCGGTATGCAACTTGGGATGGAAGACGATGGTGATGTTTTTATTCCTTTAGATGACGACGGGAAACCTGATCCGGGGTTACAAGAATTCCCTGATGCGGA